ATATAAAATGTATATTAACTTATCCACTTACTGCATAAAGTATTATATGCAAACCAAGATCCAGAGTCAACGTCTGAATTGTTTGATCAGCATACCTTTATATTTATCATTGCACTCCACAAAAGGAGAGAGTTTCAACAATTTATTCTTCTCTTGACTCCATATTGGATCAGTACCCATGTTCTTAGACCAATAACCAAAATACCTTTGAATGTGGTTGATGATTATAAGAGTCTCAGCACATATCTCTTTAGAGAGATACTTTTTAAAAAGTACTGGATGCTGATTGTCCACTACCTTTAATGATTCAATTAACCCGTCCAGCTTATCAAGATCGCTCTTGAACACATATGAAAGGGATTCCTTGCGTTTAAGCCAGTCCTTATATGCTTTCTCAGCAACTTGCTCATTGACCAAATCACCAACCCACTTATCCTCAATAACTAAGTTAGCAACAAGAAAGCCTATAATATCCTTATGCTTTGCTAGCTTGGTAAAGAAGATTCTATCAGACCGCTTTTCAAATGAATCGTAAGATGCCTTTACCTTGCCGTTATATTTGAAGTAGTCGTAAGATGTCGACTGGAAATGTCTTTTGAGAGCGCAGTATTTAAGATACGCTTCGTAGTCAGTCATAGAGGGAGTTGAGTTGTCTTTGGTAGATAATTGAGCTTCTCAGCTTCGAGCTGAATCGATGCTTTAAGTTTTGAATTGTTTCTAATCAAAGATGCTGCAGTTTCAACATCCAATCCTTTTTGTTCACAAAAGTAAATCACTGCATCAATGTATTGCATGTCTTTTGTATAAACAATGTGTTCGATCTCTTTTGTAAACTCTACTATACTGACAAAACTTAAATCTTGTATCATATCAAACGAAGAAAATTAAACCAAGAAGAATTGCCTGTACAGCAAATCCTAAACCAATTGTTACCAACATAAGCATATCTTTCAAAATAGCCGATCTAAGGAAGTAAAGCAATAACCCACCCCATACCATCAAAGTAATATCCAAAGGCGGCATACGGTCTGTAGCATGTGCCATTAGTGCAAAGAAACCTGGTATTGTAGAAGCCATTATACAAATGACACTTATCCATGCTATTGTATCGGCAGATGTCTTTGAGAACCCATCAAAAAATTGAAGGAGTTTTTCTCTAATTAAATTAAGTTTTTCCATTATGTTTTCTTATAAAAAATATGACGACCAATCTTTCCAACCTTAATCATTTGCTTTGACCAAACAGGATCAGCTATGTACTCCGCATGGTACCAAAGAGCTTGTTGGTACCCAGGAAGTCTAAAGTCTTCCAACAATACCTTCTTAGCAACTTCCATTGATTCTTTGTAAAGTCCGTTGTGCTTGACAGTCGGGCCATTCAAACAATACCATGAAAACTGACATATGACCTTACCATACACTACATTCTTTTGGTAGACAACATCACATATATCTGATGGATACTTACCAGACTCAGCCCTATTTATTGTAACCTGAGCAACTGCCACCTTACCTTCAAAAGGTTCTGTTGCGGCTTCAAAGTATATGTTCTTTGCTAGGCATGTGAGGTGTCTTTCGCGCTCAGCCATAGAGACTGGACTACCAAACACTTGATTGTTTTTATAGGCTTGAATTTTATTAGATGTGTATGTAGAAATTGCCCACAGCGTCAAAGCCAGTAACAAGACCTTAAATACTAAGTTGTAAATACGTACCATTAGTTCTCCTTTTTGTAGAGGGCAAAATACCCTCTGCACTATCAGATTACTTCTTGGCTGAAGAAGTGTGTGTTTTTGTTTCTGTTTGAATATTTGATACGAAGCCGTTCAACATTTGTGCTTTGTTGACTACATCGGTTTCGGATGGGTAAGGTGGGTAAGGTGGGTGATTGGGAATTGGTTGACCGTTTAGTTTAGAGGTATCAACTCTCACGCTCCAATCAGCGCTGATCCTGTCCTTCTCTGAAAAGTAGGAATCAGTCAGCATATCCTTTGCCATTTTTAATAACTCAAGCCTTATTTCAAAAGGCGATAGGTTTGACATTAATTTCTCCTATGTTGTGTAAGTGTGTGGTGATAGTTGATTCTGTTGCCAAGTTCAACTATCAAAACTCCGAAGGTGCTTTAAGCAGCCTTCAAGAATAACTCATCGTTTGCAGTTATTGGATTTGCTTGATTAACGGTCATCGCCTACCGTGCTGTCCACTTGTTTACTTGTTGCCCTGTCGAAACCAATTCAGGCCCATCAAAAGTATACTGGTTTAGATTACATGGATGTCCGTGATCCCTTAGTCATCTTCATTATCGCACGGCGCTGACCATTACACTTTTGGTGGACCTGCCGGCATCGAAGCCGGGTCCAGAACACTTTTCTCTTTGCTTCATACAGCAATAGATCTATTATTTAGTCTGTTGATATCTCCACGTGACCAATTCGAATAACACCGTCCCAGTCATGACCTTGCTCACTACGGCCACCAGAACAAGAGAACGGTGTATCAAATTCATGTACATGACCACCATTCAAAGTATTTTCATCACTAGACCTAATATCGGATAATAATATACATCCAATCAAGCCAGCATCAACGCCGTACTCGTTTTCAGCTTCGTCATAATATCCACCATCACCATATTTAGTATTAAAAGATACAAACTTGCGTCCGTCCTTTAATTCAAATAGTCCTTCATTAGCTCCGTGATCATCACGTCCTTTGAAGAAGAGGCCACACACCTCATCCCATTCTTCGTGCATCACATAACACAAATCACCGACCCAGTATTTACCAGCAGGCATCAAATATGTAATCATAATATATCCTTAAAAAGGGTGGCACTAGGTAACGGCGTTGAATGCAATTTAATAAATACTTTTTTTGAGATTGATTCTAATGTACACATATTTAATAGGTTGGACAAAACACAATAAATGGTATTATGGAGTTCGCTTTTCAAAAAAGAGCCGTCCAGGTGAGTTGTGGGTGACATATTTTACCTCTTCGAAGTATGTGAAGGAGTTTGCAGGTTTGAATGGTGATCCTGATGTTATTCAGATACGAAAAAAGTTTACAGAAAAAACAAAAGCTATAATCTGGGAATCAACGGTACTCAAGCGCTTGGACGTAGTTCATAATTCAATGTGGTTAAATAGAACTGACAATCAAGCCATAAGAGGAACACATACCTACAAATACCGCGAGCCATGGAATAAAGGTAAAAAAGGAGTTCAAGTTCCATGGAACAAGGGACTAAGTACTCCCAGAACCAAACTATCTATAGAAAAGCAACGTAGCACAATGAAAGGAGTGAAAAGAGGACCATATGCTAACTACAAGTATAAAACTGACCCAATACTGTTTCGTGGTAAAGAATATCGCAGTATTGAGTCAGCAAGAAAAGACACAGGGGCGTCTTTTTACACTATAAAAAGTTATGCTACTTCCGCGTAAGCAACTGCCATTTCTAATGCCTGTATTTTTTTATTCCGTCCAGGTCCGTACCATGCGGATGTTAATCGACTGTCCTGTGTACGACCAAGCACATGATCATACAAAAAAGTAACAGTATTAACTACCTGCCACCATGAACCCTCAGCATACTTAGCTCCTGGTTGTGTTTCAAGAGCCATCATAGCCAGCGTTGCAGATTGTGACATCTCTTTCTTAGCTTTTGTATCTTCGTTCTTGGAACGACCGTATGCATTAACAGGGAAGATACGGTTAAAGTAATCCTTAACAGACTCTTCCTTGAACTTCTTGGAACCCAAGAACTTAGCCATCTCTTTGTACTTGGCTAATTTGTCTGACGCAATACCTAAAGTCTCTTTCACAGAGTCACCATTGAAAGTAGTACGGTGTGATACTTTTACACCATTGTTTGCTTTCACTGACAACGAAAGCGTCAGTGTGTTATTACATACAACACGGATCGGTGTAAAGCGTACATCGATCGACTGACCGAACTTATGTGGAAGAGTAAACAGCAAATAGCTATCAACAACATCACCACCAAACAATTCAAACGATTCTTTCACCTTAGCAAGAGCCCATACAATCTGACCATCGCGAAGTGAACCAGCAGTATGCATTGCCATGTCACCAGATACTACAAAGTCGTTAAAGAACTCGAAAGCATCATGATTCTGCAACGGATTCCAGTCTTTAGATACAACATCAAGAATTGATTTGTCTGAGCTACGAACTAGCGCATCTTTGCCAGTGTAGATTTGCTTACCGTCAATCTTGGCGAATGTAGGAATCTTTTCCACTGTCCAATCAAGATCTGCAGCTTCCAACATCTGAGCAGGAGATAGATCAGCAGGAACTGCCTTACCA